CGTTGCTCTTTCGGGTGAGTTTATTAATGCGGTATGGAGCGGTGAGCTTCCGTACTCGATTCTTATAAATGAGACGTGCGAAAAGTCAATCAATGATTATCGGTGCGTAAAAAAGGACGTGAACGGCGGCATATTGAAAACGAGAATAAAAAACAAAGTCACCAGGCAGTCGTATGAGGAGTTCGGGCATTGTTCCGATACGTTGCGATACATAACCGTTAAAGTCTTTGAAAAAGAATATATTAAATTTTCCAACCGGAGAAAGCGAAATACGTATAAAAATGAAGATATGAAATACTTTAATGCTGAAACGGAAATTGTATACAAAAGCAAGATCATATTTGTCATGCCTAATTGCAATGGTATTTTTATGATGGCAACAATAGGAATCGGTGACTATATAGATGTATTAAGCGTTCGGTTCCGTGATACGATGGATGAGGCGTTTATATTTGATACGGTGAATGAAAAACCGGATTATTATGTGCTCGAGGGAAATAAAGCGTATTTCCCATTAGTCAGAGAATTAAGAAGTAAGGATATGGATGTCCGGGTTGTGAGCGAACATATCAAACCCCATCAGAGGATATTGGCCAACAAAACCATAATTAATTCAAAGTTTAGATTCAGGGGAGATTATGATTCATTATATGAATATAGCAGATTTGTAAATAACATAATGGATTACGATGGGAAAGATAATTATGAATCTTTTAACATTTTGTCAATGGCTGCATATCATATTAATAGGGTTTATTTCAACAAATAAAGAAATTAGCATAATTTTTCAAATTATTTGTTGCTTTTGTCAGAATAGTGCTATCTTTGCTTCTGAAAGGGAGCCACTCTTTTAGCATGTCATGTGGCATGTTACCGAAACTTAAAACGAAAAGACAAAAAGGAAAGGAATGGCTTTATCAAGAACCATTCCTTTCCTTTATTTTAAACGATGGGACTATTTAATTTCTCAAAGAAAGAAAAAATAATAAAAAGAGATGATCGCGGCGAAATTACCGGAACAGTCTCTTTGGAACAGGAAATAGTTAATCCACTTGTTGTAAGTTCAAATTTTATCACCCTATTTTATTCAATTCCAGAAGTATTCTTCCCGATCGACTTCATTGCGAGCCGCGTGGCTGGTGGTAATTTCCAATTAAAACGGTCGAAGGATGATTCTGTCGTGTTTGAGAATGAAGAGATAAATAAATTTTTCAATAAACCGAATCCAATTACTTCGTTTTATGAATTCATATACTCGCATATAGCCTATTATTTGACAACAGGTAACAGTTATATAAAAGCCGCATTGCCATCTTTATTTAATGGAACAAATGAACTTTGGAGAAAATGCGATAATTATTGGGTTCTTCCACCGGAAAATGTAGATATAGCAACAGATCAACTCATTCCACTGTTTGGCGTAGCTGAAAAGAGTGATATTATAAAAACATACACATTAAAGACAGGGTATCATCAGATTGAAATTCCATCAAATCTTATTCTTCATGTTAAAAACCCTAATTTAAAATATGATTCTGATTACTTAAAAGGGAGGAGCAAACTCGAATCTCAAATAAGGCCGATATCAAACCTTATAGCCGTATATGAAGCAAGGAATGTGATATATATTAAACGGGGAGGTTTAGGGTTTCTGGTTAGTCTGAAAAAAGACGAAACGGGCTCTGTTGCCTTGACTCCTTCTGAGAAAAAAGCCGTAAGGGATGAATTCTATAATTTATATGGGTTATCCAGGGATAAATCACCAATAGGTTTATCTGATGTCAATTTGGGATTCGTTAGAACGAATATGAGTATAACGGATCTTCAACCATTCGATGAGACTTTGCTTGATGCTGTGTCAATAGCAGGAGCATTCGGTATCCCTGGTGGATTGGTTCCGAGAAAAGATCATAGCACATTCAGCAATAGAAGTGTGGATGAAAAGGGTGTATATTCGAGTGTGGTAATACCGGAAGCGAATAAACTCGCTCGTGGATTGACTGATTTTCTCGGACTTGAAAATAGCGGGTTATATATTGATGTTGACTTCTCTCATATTGACGTATTGCAAGAAGGATTAAAGGAGAAGCATGAAATCAAAAAAACTATATCAGAAAGATGCCGGTTGGATTTTCTTTCAGGTATTATTACGTTGAATGATTGGCGTGCTCAAATCGGAGAAAGCATGGTCGGTGATGCGATATACAACAAACTCATTCTTATGATGAGTGATTCGGAATTAAAAAGAATAAGTATAATCATAAATGGTATAAGCGATGGAAGCACTGAAACAACTAACGTGTAAGACAAGAACAAATGATGTTGACGAAGTCAAAGGTATTGTAACCGTTGCCGTAAATGGAATTGATATTAAAGATGCGGACGGGGATATATCCGGTAAAGGATCATTCAACAAAACGCTTAGCGAAAATTTTGATCGCTGCAAATGGTTTTTGAATCATTACAAAACTCAACTTCTTGGATGCCCAATAGATGGGAAAGAAGAGAATGGAAATCTCATAATGTCCGGTCAGATTAATTTGAAAAAAGAGATAGGTAGAGACACTCTTTCCGATTACATACTTTATGCAGAACATGGAAAAACACTTGAACATTCTGTTGGTGTGAAAGCTGTAAAAAGAGATCCTGTAAATAAATCACTCGTACATGAATGGTTTTTAGGCGAGTACTCTACGCTAACGCATTGGGGGGCTAATCCACAAACGTTCCTGATTGACATAAAGAGTGCCACTAAAGAAGAAGTAAATGATCAAATAAACTTCATTAGAAAGGCTCTATCATTAAGATATAGCGATGAAAAATTAAAAGAATACGAAATGAACCTTGATATTTTGGAAAAGGCGTTGACGGGAAAGAACATTGTAGTTTGTCCTCATTGCGGTCTTGGTTTTGATTATAATTCTGTTCCGGAAGAAACTCTCGAACAACAAGTTATAGATTATATCGGAGACCATACAAGATGGTCGGCGCAAGATGTTGTGTACAATGAGATGCAGAAACTTAAACCTGAGATACAGGAAAGGGTATTGGAAATAATTAATAGCAAGAAGTCAATAGACGACTTCGCTGCTAACGTACGGTGTCCGAAATGTTATTCAAGAATTTATAAACCAGCCTCATCTGAGCCGGCGGAGACCACTCAGGAGGGAAAGAGCCGTCAGGAAGACACTCTTTCGCTTAAAGGGCTAAATGATTTAATTATATAAAAACAAAAAAGTATGAAGAAGTATTTTAAAAAACTGACCCAAGGTAGTATGATGGGTAGAAAAATGAGATTTAAACTGATGATCGGTTTAATGTCTATGTTCACACTCGGTTTTATCGGAGTGTCTATGTTTGCGGCTTCACCTGAAAAGGCGTTGAGTGTCATATCACTCTGTACAGTTCCATTGATTGCCTTTGCAAAGAAAGATGAGGAATTGAATGATGTCGACAAGCAAACACTTGGAACTGTACAGAAGAAAGTCAATGAAGCCATGCAAGACTTTATGAAAGGGTATAAGACATCCGAAGACCTTGAAACGTTATTGAAAGGATATACGGATAAACTTAAAGAATTGAATGAAGATGGCAAGTTCGGATTGGCGTTAAAAGAACTCGAAGAGCACGGAAAAGAGATAAAAGAGATCGCAAAAGCATTGGAAAAAATTAAAGAAAGCGGTATTCCAATGGGTACTATTAATACGTTGGATAAAGCAATTGAGGAATTCTTAAACACGGAAAAATGTAAAGATTTCATGGAAGGTAGAACTAAAAAGTCAGGCCAAATGGAATTAAATGTGAAGGATCTCCACAATAAAGCAATAACCAGTATGGGAAACAACTATACCGGAGAATTTCTTATAACTCAACAACAATCGCGCGTTGTCCCTACGGTGAATGAATCCCGTATCAATTTTCGCGATATTCTCAGGATTGAAAATGGTGATCCTGAATTCTTGCAATTAGCGTTTACTCAGATTTATGAACTTGACAGAAATGCAGCCGCGGTATCCGAGAATGGAAGGCTGCCTCAATCTTCATTCAAGGCTAAAGAGGTTGTATATCCAGTTCAGCGTATAGGTACACACCTTTTCGTTTCAAAACGAATGTTGAAGAGCCGTATTTATATACGTTCATTTATTGTTAACCGATTGCCTTCTTGGATTATGATGGCTGAAAATTGGCAGATCATGTTCGGTGATGAAAAAGGGGAAAATCTGAAAGGTATCGTAAATCATAAAGAAGTAATAAGTATCGAGAAGATAATCACTGACGTTATATTCTCAGGAGTTGCTGGAGATGTTAAAGCCATTAAGAGTTA